TCCGTTGTTCACCAAGAACTACGGCGCGGATGGCGGCACGGCCATCAGCTTCGATCTCAACTTCGGCCTTGGCGCGACCGGCCTTGCCGATGAAGAGACCGGCCAGTTGGTCGTACTGTCCAAGGCGGGCGGCGTGATCTCCGGCAAGAACACTGACGGCGACACCGTGTTCACCATCAGCGTCAGCGCCGCTGGCGACGTGGTGTTCACGCAATTCCGTTCGGTGACCCACGATCCCGACACCGGCCCGGACCAGACGCTGTTCTTTGCATCGGCTGGTCTGATCACGCTGACGGCGGAGATCACCGACAGGGACGGCGACAAGGCGTCGACCACGCTGGAGATCGGCAAGAACTTCTCCATCGATGACGACACCATCACGCTCACGGTGCCATCGTCCAACTCGACCACGGCAACCGCGATCCATCTCGGCAACCAAGCCGGTCAGCATGCGACCGGCGCGTTCGGCTACGACATCGGCCACGACGATCACACGGCGGCGTTCTATCTGGCCGGCGGATCGGACTTCGTTGACGTCAATCCGAACCTCGCAGGCACGCAGATCACGCTCACCGGCACCGTCAATGGACCGCCGGTCAGCAACATCACGCAGACACTGGTGACGCTGAGCCATGAGGATGCTGCATCAGCGGACTTCAACTGGTCCTTCCACTACGACAAAGACCCGATCACGGCTGGTGTCCAAGACGGCACCGCGACCGGTACGCTGCACTTCGACAAGGCGGCAGACACCTTCACCATCACCGACCTTACTCCGGTGCAGGGTTTCTCGTTCGACGTGCTCCACACTGCGGAGCTCACGGCGAAGGAGCCGACCGGCAATACCGGCCATCCGAATATCGTGGTCGAGCAATTGTCGGGTGACGTCCCGGGGACTCCGGTTGTTGAACAGGGCGATCCCTTCTTCGTCCAGTTCACGGCGAACAGCACCACCAACAGCGTTGGCTTCATCACCAATAGCACTGGTGCCGACAATCAGACCGGCAACACTGCATGGGTGGCGGGCGAGTTCGTCGCCAACAGCAACGCGGACTGGGTATCGGCGACGCAGACCACCAACGGCGTGGCCGGCGATACGATCCAGAAGGGCGAGTTGCTCACCTTGCGCTTCTTCCAAGATAACCCGCACATCGTCAACGAACCCATCACGCCGACCGAAGTGGTCAGCGCAGTGGCGCTCAAGTTTGACGGCATCGGCAACTCCGAGGACCTTCTGATCAATCTCGATCTGATCGACTACGGAGCCAACGGTGTGTTGGGCGGCGGTGATGATACCCACATCACGCGCATGATCAGCATCGAGAATCAGGATATCTACAAAGCGTCGACTCCCGGTGGCGTGCCTGCACCATGGACAACGGAGTTTCCGCTCGACAACAACGATGGCCTCGTCATCATCGAGTCCAACGACTACAACCTCGCAGGCGAGCACTACCAGATACAGGGCATGCAGATCATGCAATCCGCCAACGGCCTGACCGGCGATGCCTTCGACTTCAACAAGGCGTTGGGTGCAGCCGGTGGCGCGACGGGTGTCAAGCACGCCTTCGATCCGACCGACAACGACGTGCTGAAGATCGTGGACATCGGCTTCGTCCAGACCACCTCTGGAACGCAGACGGCGAACCTCGACTTCGCATTCAACATCGCTGACGGCGATCTCGATCTGTTGGGTGTGCAGCACATCACTGCGCAGCTTTCGACCGGCTTCATCGTCTGAGGCTGAAGTAAGAGGCCGCAGGGAGCGTGATCTCCCTGCGGCTTTTTTACAGGAGTAACTGAAATGAAACGAGACAGAATGAGAGACCGAGACAGCATCGCGTGGAACGTCACGCAGATCAGGACGATGATGAACGAGTTCGAGGGCAAGTACCTGCCGACCTACATGGTCGGTGCCATCGAAGGATACTGCAACAACATCGAGCGCATCGCGAAGCCCAAGCCGCCGGCAGACATCCACCTGATACGCGCGGACGGCAAGAAGTGAGACTCAGCGAGGAGATGGACAAGCACTGGTTCAAGCTGCCGCTGGCGTTGCGCAAGCGATGGTGGGAAGAGACCGACTACGGCAAGAAAGAACCGAGCGAGGAATTGAAGCGGGTTATAGACGAGGCCATCAAGGAGCGCGGCGGCAATGGATGAGCATCTCGACGGACTGTCGGACCTTGTGCACAACATCCTTAAGCGCCTGAAGATGGGCGAGACCGGCGCGATCACCTGCACTAAGGACTACCCGCCGGAAGAAGTGCAGTTGTACGTCACGGCCTACGCGTTTCACAAGAACAAGTGGTTCGAGGTGCGCTACGACAAGGCGAGCAATGTCGTCTATGCCAAGCGCGCCGAGATACCCGACTGGGTAGTCCCAGACGAAGTCGACCACGAAGAGGAATTGTGATGCTGGACTCATCGAAGATGACCCACGAGGAATATCAGGAATACATGGATCAGCTTTCGCTGCGCGTCAGCAAGGCGATGGAGGGCGCGCGGCTCGAAGATGCGATCAGCGCCTGCGCGGCGTGCGCCGGCTTCGGGCTGGTGCAGCTTCCGGCGGATCAGCGCGACAAGATGCGCGAGCACATGGCACGGATCATCGACAAGATCATCGAGAAGGCACCGCCGAGGAAACAATGACCGATCTGGAGAAACTACTGCGCGACAAACAAGACGAACTGCGTGGCCGGCCACTGGACTGGATCGACGTCGCGAATGAGCGACTGGACCGCATCGAATGGACGGACATGATGGTCGTGCTGGCGTCGGCTGCGATGCTGATCTGGCTGTGGATGATCTGGATGGGTGTCGAATGAGCGTGCTGCGGATGTGGACGGTCTACAAGCACCCGAGCGATTATCCGAACGACTATGTGGCGCGGCTGTTCGAGGTTGACGCCAGCGGACCGCGCGCCACCGCCAGCGTTGTCATCGCGCCGTCGCTGGAATTCTTGCGCGAGCAAATGATGGACATGAGGCTGGTCTGCCTGCCGCGCGACGAGAACGACGACCCGGTGATCGTGGAGACGTGGCTATGAAAAAGTTCACGCCGCTGACGCTGCAAGCGAACAGGATCAGGACGGGTCAATACGGCAGCGATGAGTCGTTTGGTTTGGCTGGAGCGTTCCGACTACTCGCACCGGGCGGTGCGCTGATGCTCGCCCTGTCAAGCGGACCGGGCGGCCTCGGGAACGATACGGGATGGGAGCATGTGTCCGCATCCTGCGAGCAACGATGCCCGACTTGGGAGGAGATGTGTTTCGTCAAGGACCTTTTCTGGAATGAGGAAGAGCTCGTCGTGCAGTACCATCCGCCGAAGAGCGAGTACGTCAATTTCCATCCGTATGTGCTTCATCTTTGGCGACCGATCACGATGGTGATCCCGTTGCCGCCGATGCTGTTGGTTGGACCGAAGGAAGGCAGCAAATGATGACCGCCAAGCAACGCTACTGGCACGCCGTGCGCGAGGCTCGGCTGATGGCCGAAGCCAACCTCGTGCTGTTCATGGCCGGCAAGATCGACATCCTGCCGTGCTCGGGCGACATCGAGCGCGAACTGATCATCGCCGAGATCGAGAAGGCGATGCAGGGCAAATGACCGATCTATCGATCCACCTGCGCACCACCTGTCCGTTCTGTGGCGAGCACCACGACCGGATCACGCACGCTACCAAGGATGACGCCGCCCCGAAGAATGGCGATGCCTCGATGTGCTTCGCCTGCGGCGCGTTCAATATCGTGGACAGCACCACCGACGAAGGGATGCGCAAGCCAACCCGTAGAGAACAGCGAGAGCTAGACGCCGACCGGCGAATCAGGGATGTGCGCCGGGCGTGGCAACAGGTAAAAGCCAAGCAACCGCATTAACTTGGGTGACCGTTGTGCGCCTGATCTGCGAGACCTGCCGGCGACACTGGACCCTGCCCCCGGGCGGCAAGCGGCGGTCGTCCTGCCCGCGATGCCGGCGCGAGCACTTCTCCACCGCCGCCCGGCACCGGGAGCGCCTGCACCAGATCGCCAGAGAAGCCCAGAGAGAGGCCATCCACCCGCCCCGCCCATTCTCAGCGGCGGAGCTCGAAAGGCTTACCAGTGAGGCGGATTCCAAGGCGGCGCGGGTTCTTGAACTAGCCCTGACCATCGCCGCCGGGTTCAAGCCCGGTGGAACCTGATATCTCTCCACGTGGCCGATCAATTGCCCCGGGCGGCAGACATGAAGGCCACGGCGAGGCCGCCCATGGCGGTGCCGATAAAGAACGCGATGAGCACGGGCAGCCAGCATTCCAGCATGGTTATCCCCAGAGCGCCTGCGCCAACACGGCGATCAGCACGACCACCACCACGGCGATCACGACCAACACCATGTCCTCCGTGGTCACTTGTGCAGCGGCGCGCCGAACACCTGCCAACCCAGCAAGACGAACAGCACGAACAGCAACACGATGTTGCCGCCGGCCCACAGCCCACCGACGACACCGAAGTGCAACAGCGCGCCGAACACGAACCAGATCAACATCAGAATCCAATAACAGAGACCGAGCGTCATGACATTGCTCCTTCCATTTCAGCGGAGTCCTCGCTGAGCAAGTGTTGAACTTCCAACAGCATCTTGTTGGCGTCGGGACGTATCTCGACCTCCTGCCGGTTGATCGGTCCCCAGTGCTGGCGCAGGTAGCGCAAGCCGACGCCGGTCACGAAGCAATGGAAGGCCGGCGCATACTTCGACAGGAATTGAAACTTGGCACCGTCGCCCGATCCGAAGTTGCCGAGATCGTCCTTGTCCAGCTTCACGCCGTTCTGAAACGTCGGCAGGAAGCCGTTCGGGTTGGCCCAGTATTCCTGCAACAGCGGCGGGATCGATGACGAGCATGAGCGGATATTCCACGACGTCTGGTACATCGAGGCCTCCGCCGTGTCAGCGGATACGTTGTCCGCTGACATATCGCGGCCCTCGCAGTAGCGCCCGCTCGACTCGCGCGCACCGAGCCCGAGCAACAGCACGAACAGGTGCCGCAGCGTGTCGATGCCGTCGACCGAGTTGTCCATGCCGTGCGCCGCGAACTCGTCACGATACCACGTCAGCGCGTCCTTCTCGGCAAGGTTACGGTCCGCCTGCGCGGCGGTCACCGCAATCGGATGGCCCTGCATCAGCCGCGTCGCGGCGAGGCCGAAGCACTGCGCGATGCCGCAGGTGTAGCCGACCGGCAGCTTGCCGCGATCCTTCCACGAATACTTGGCGATGGCCGACTTCTCGGCGATGTCGGCGATCCGCCGCGCCTGATCCGCCGGCATGCGGTCGTTGCCCGAGGCCTTGGCGTCCGCGAGGTAGTCGAGCGCCTTCCACGTCTTTGGCCCGACGATGCCGTCAGCGGTGACGCCTTCACCGTAGGCTGCCTGATAGCCGCGCACCGCACCGTCAGTGATCGGCCCGAAGTCACCATCGGCAGGGAATACGCCGAGCAAGGTCTGCACCTCCACGACATAGTCGCCATTGTCGCCGAGCCCGATGGTCGGACGTCCCGGCTCTTCCTCCGGAATCTCTGGAGGTGTCGTCGGCGGCGCTTCCACATCCGGCGGCTCGGTCTCGATACTCTTGCCGGCCAACGCGGAAGCGAGCTCGCTGCACACGTCGGCGAACTGGTCCTCGTAGACCTCCGAGTCGCGCGAGCTATCCACGAACACCACCTCGACCAGCACGGCCTTCTCATCCGTCGAGTTGAGGAAGAACAGGTTGTCGCGATACTTCGGTCCGCGATTCGGCAAGCCAGTGGCCCGCGCGACGCCGTCCGCAACCTTCTTCGCCAAGTCCTTCTGCGTCAGGTACAGGCACTCGGTGCCCATCGCAGCGCTGGTGGTTTGGTACGCGTTGAAGTGGATCGAGACGTCGAGCGTCCGCGAACGACCGTTGTGCCAGTTGACGATGCGGTTGAGATTCTCATCCTGTGAATGCGAGAGATCGTCGTGATAGGTCGCCACGTCGACGCCGGCCCCGCGCATCAGCCGCGCCACCTCCTCGACCACGCGCCGCGCTTCGTTCACTTCGTCCAGATAACCGGACGCGCCACGGATGTATTTGCCGTGGCCTGAGCTCATGCAGATCGAAACCATGATGTTCTCCCTTAGAACGAGATCGGCGGCGAGACCGGTTGCGCCCGCCTGATCGCTTCCAACTCTTCGGCAGTGTACGACTGCGGTCCGGAGATCGGCGGCGTCACTGGCGTCGGGTCGATATAGTTCGGCGCGTTTGGATCGGTGGTCTGGAAGTTGTCGCCCGAGATCGGCGGCGATGGCGCACCCGGTTCACCGGCTGCCGGCGGTGGTGCCGGCGGCGCTGGCGTATCGCCCGGCCCCGGGTCTTGCTCCCAAGCGAAACCGCCGGCCTTTGGTGACGGGTCGGTCACCTTGGCGCGCGTGGTGAAGCCGACGCCGCGCGTGTAGTTGTGCTCGACCTCGCTCATCACATACTGGCCATCGATGCCGGGACGTGCGCCGTCGATGTAGACGAAGCCGCCGGCCTGCGCGCGCGGTTCGCCATTGAGCAACACCCATCCGATGCCACGCTTGGACGAGGTGTCATCGCCCGTGCCCTTGTTGGTTTGCTCAGCTTGGCCTTTGTCGACAACCGAGTTGACCGCGTGCGCGATGGCGTTGGTGCCGCCGTGCGGCGTACCGCCTTTGATCCCGCCCTTGATGGTCTCCCATGCACCCTTGTTGATGTTGAAGAACCGCGACGCTGCCTCGCCATACTGCGGACGTCCGACGTAGGGCTTGATGCGCCAGCCGATCAGGTTGATGCCCCAGATCGCTTCGATCACCGGCATCGGCGTGCCATCGGCAGCGACACCCTCGCGCCTGCCAACCATCACCGCCTTGTTCTTCATGATCTTGAAGATGCCGCCGTTCTCCGCCGCCATGCGCCTGCCGAAGTTCTGCGCGCTGTCGTTGATGCTCCAGTAGTCGCGCGAAATCTTCTCCATCGATGGCGACATCACGACCTGCATCCCGGCCATGCCGAACACCTTGGTCATCATGTCCTTGAGCGGAATCTGTCCGCTGCCGGGAGCGCCGCCGCCACCGACACCACTGGCACCCTCGCCGCCACCAACACCGCTTTCCTCGTCACTCTCCTTGCCGGCCCCGAGATAATCCTTCTGCGTCTCTTTCGCGTTGCCCTTGTCGTTGTGGCCCTTGGCCTCGATCCACATCCGCCGACCGCCACCGCGCCGGCCAAAGCCCGACTCGACGTTGGTCACGTAGCCGTCAAACACCAGACGCAAACCCGGTCCGCCGAACTTCGCCTCTTGTTCGATCTGTTGCGGTGTCATTTCGAGCACGTTGCCAGCCGGCGTTGTGAAACCCATCTGACCGCGACCGGAATCGAACAGGCGCGGACCTTCGCCGGCCCATCCCATCGCCACCTGCAACTCGGCATCGTCGGGCGGAATCTGGAGCTCGCCATAGCGGTCATCGAGCTCGATGTGACATTCGTCCATCGCATTCTCGATGGTGTTCACCACCTGCACCGAGATCAGATACGGGAATAGCTTGGTCGAAATGTCCTGACCGTGCACCAGTATCTGCACCCATGCGTGCCGGCGCGGTCCCTGATGCTCAACCATTCTCAGCCGCTCCTTGCGTCATGTTGCCCTCCGGCGTCTTGCCCCATAGCACGACGGTGTTCTTGCGTTGCGGCGATCCGCTCAGGACGTCGTAATCAATCGGGATGCGTAGCTGCGTGCCTACGGGGAGAAACGGCGAGTAGCGGTGACACTTCGCGAGGTGTGGATTGTCATCCAGCAAGCGCTCGATCATCAGCGGCGCGCGGTTGCGATACCTGCGCCACAGGATGATGTCGGCGGTGATGTAGTCCGAGCCGACCGTCACGAGATCATAGGAGACAACGGTCATGCGGTGATCGCTCCCGAATTGTACATCTGCACGGTGTTGGATGCCGCATCATTGGGGATCGGCACGCGCTGAAATGCGGCCTCGAACTCGATCTGTTGGCCGATGCCATCCTGCGCCAGAAACGTGTGACCGCGATGCAGCGTCTCGATGATGTACCAGCCATAATGCCAGCCGTCGCCACGCATCAGAATGTGCGCCTGACCGAGCCGGCGCATGTTGTCGAGCACGTCGAGATGATAGAGCCCGCCGGCAGATTGCTCCTTGCCAACGTGCTCCTGCACCAACTGGGTTTCGGGATCGCGCGTCGCCTTCGGCCCATCCGTCTGTTGCCCGAGGCCTCGTGCTCGCGACTTGCGGGCGAAGAAGTGCGGAAAGACTTTGCCCTTCAGCGTGATCGACTCGTCGGCCTCACCGACCCATTCCCGGTACATCGCGGCACCCGCGATCTCCTTCTTGGCCCAGTCCGCGCCCGTGTGGTGCGCGTAATTGTCGACGTTCATCGGAAAGACCTGAAACTGTATAGGTCCCCATTGAAACATCACCCAGTTGGCCATCGATCAACTCCTCAAGAAATCATCCCACTCGTGCGCCGGTCCGATGATCGGCTTCCACGGTCGCTTGGTCACCTGCATGTCGTGTTCGCCGCCGCCGCTCTGCGCGCGGATGCGCAGGCACTCAGCATGGCAACCACGAAAGAATTCGGTGACCATGATGTCGCTGTTGGCGAACTCTATCGTGTAGGTGACGACCCAGTCAGGCTGCGCCGATGTCACTATATGAATTCCAACGCGCCTCGCGCACCTCGCGGTCAGCCTGCGTGCGCATCGATGAGCGGGCGAATTGCATGTCGTTGTCGTTCACCCTCATCTTGACGTTGATCTGTTCCTCGCGCGATCCCTCGCGCTCACGCTGTTGTATCGCGCCCTCGCCCTTCGGTTCGTCGGCTGCAACGGCGGATGGCGGTGCGTCCGCTGGCGGCGGCAATGCCGAGCCGATGGCCTCGCGCGAGTAGCGACCGATGCGGCCACGACGTCCGCCGAAGTCGAAGTGCATCAGGTCGGGCTCGTCAGGATTCCGCGCCGAGGTGCCGAACTGTCCGCCCCACTGGAATTTCCCGGTCATCTGCGGATGGTACTTTTCCTGATAGCCATACGCGTTGCGCGCCAGCGTGGTGTACAGCCCGCTCTTGTCGTCACCACGGTTGGGCACCGGCTTGCCGCTGGGATCGATGATCTGCCAGTCCTGCGCGAGGCCGTGCGTGTGCTGTCCCTGTCCTGCCGTGCGCCGGCCCGATGTCGGTGCCACCGTGTAGCCGGGCGGCAGACCGCGCGCCGCCGCACCGACGATCTCGGTGAGGCGCGGATCGGTGCCACGAAGATCACGACCAGCCTGCACGCGGTCGCCACCGCCTTCGCCGGGACGGGCCACGCGCTCGCCGCGCGCGACGGTGTCCACTGACGTCTCCGCTGGTGCGCGCGCCACCCTGCCGCGCTCCGAACCGACGCCGGCATTGCCGCCGATGCCGGCGAAGTTGCCGATGCCGGTGTTGCGCGCGCCGTACCACGAGCCCCAGCCCTTCTTGCTGGCATGCTTCAGCGCGAAGTCGATACCAGCCTTCTCGTTGGCGGGATCGCGCGGATCGAGCCCGGTCTCTTTCTGGAATTGGTTGCCGAGCCCGCCGCCCATGTAGAGTTGGAAGGCACCCCAACTGTCCTCGCGTCCCTGATAACTGCCTTTGCCGCCGCGCTTCACCGACGACTGGAATGTCGAGAGGCCTTCCGACTTCGCAACCGCGACGGCGGTGTCGGGGTCAATGCCGTACTTCACGGCGGTCGCGCGGATATGCTCCTCCATACCGCGTGGATCGCCGCCTTTGCCAACCCGGCCACGCGCGGCACCAACGCCCGGTGTGCCGGGCTGGCCGCCGCCGCCACCGCCCGGTGCCGCTGGAAGCATCGCGCCGCCACCGCCGCCGTAACCGGTGCCCGTCATGCCCGGCCCCGCTGGCGAGTACTGGCTGCCGCCACCGCCACTACCACCACCGCCGAGCGATGCGCGATGCAGCAAGCCGCCGCCGGCAGCGTTGCGGAAGTCAGCCGGTATGTAGGCCGAGTCAGCCGCGCCACCGTAGCCACGATAGCCGCCCTGATACGACGATGGCTGATAGCCCGGGGTCCCGGGGGCGGCCCCGAGAGGAGCGCCGGGGCCCGTGCGAGGTGCCGTCGAACCCGGTCCATAGGCAGGTCGTGCAGGTGCAGGTGCCGGCACGTTCTCGTTCTTGAGCGTCTCTTCTAGACGTTTCTTGCCGACTTCGAGTTCGTGCTTCCCCATCATGCCTTCGCCGACCGACTTCGGCGTCGGCATCGTCAGGCCGTGCGGCCCGATGATGTTGATCTCCGGGCGTGGTCCTTCGCCCTTTGCGTAGGCGATCCACTCGGCAACGTATTTGATGGAGTCGCCGAGGGCTCGCAGTTTCTCGGTAAAGATGATGATGACCTGCGGCACGCCGAGTTGCGCCAGCAAGTTGCCGAATTCATCGGCCAGACCTTTAATGGAGACCTTCATCGCATCAACGCCGCTGGACGATCCGGCGAGTACGTTCATGCCATCCTTGATCGCTTGCGTCCCGTTCGCCTGATCCTTCAATAGCTTGATCGTCTGGCCGATCTTGCCGTTGTCGTCCTCGATCAGCTTGTTGATGAACAACCGTTGCTTGACGTCCATCTTGTCGGTGATCGACTTCTGATCGCGCCGGTTCTTCAACAGGCCGACCACGTAGCCGCTGACGTCGCCCTCCTTCGCTTTGACGTCGTCTAGTTCTTTCTTCCAGACACCGGGCGTGCGCCCGAACGCCGCGCCCATGCTTTCGGATTCAAGGCTCTGCAAAGTTTGTTGCACCAGCCGCGCAGCCTTGGAAGTATCATCCGTGATGTTAGTGGCGACACCGATCAGCGTCTGCACGCGCGCGAGACCATTGAGGCCGTGATAACCGATTTGCTTCGCGACCTCGGCAACCTCGGTGCCGTTCTGTACCAAGTCTTTGACATCGACATTGGCATCACGTGCGCTTGCCGAAATAATCTCCAGCGCCTGACCGAACTGGTTGGCTGGAATGTTCAGGTTGCGCATCATGCCGGTCGTGAGTTTGGCCAATTGTTCGACACCGACGCCCATGCCCTGCGCCACGATGTTCAGTCTCGGCAATCTCCTGACCGCTTCCTCCATCGTGATGTTCAAACCGGTCCGCAGCCTGTTGGCGGCGGCAAGACTCTCATCAAAGTCTGTCGCGGTGTCCTGACTGGTTTGCTTGATCTGTACTTCGAACTTCTTGATCTCGGCGCTCGTTGCCTTGGTCTGGTTCTGCAACAACAGCATCTTCTTTTCGGTCTCGGCAAAGCCGAGGAACGAACGTCGCGCCGCTTCGATAGCCCCGGTAACCGTAAGATAACCCTTGGCCATGCTGACCAGTTCGGCTCCTACGCCCTTGATCGCGGTCGCTTGTCTCTGGTTGTCGCTGACGACTTGCTGTGATCCAGCCCTGTGTGTCCTCCAGTAGTCCTCATTCTGTTTCTGCGCAGCTATCGACCACCGCAGCATGTCGTCGTAGGACTTGTTGGTATCCTTGGCGCGCTTCTGCAACGCGCGCGCCATGCTCTCATTGACGCCGGCTTGCTTCTCCAATTCCTTGGTCAAGGCCTGCGCGTTCTTCGTCGCCGACGAGAACGCCGCTGCCGTCTTATCTTCACCAGTTAGCGTTACCTTGACGGGATCAACCATCAGACCCTCACGGTTCTTCGCTCATGTCGAAGCCGGCTTCCGGCAATGGCGCACCCGGTCCCTGCATCATGACCGGATCGATCTCACCGCCACTGCCATTGGTCACGCGTGGCGCTGCCTCGTTGGCGTCATCCACCTTCAGCGGGATTTGACCCTCGATGATGTTGCTGCGTATCTCAGGCGTCATCATCTGCATGAAGTTGTCGAGCACCCGGTCGGCGTCCGGATAGCGGAGCTCGCGGATCACGGCCTCATCGACACCGGCCAACTCAACCAGCAACTCGATCATGGTCTTCCATGCGCCTTCATTCCATCGCAGCACGTGACCGAGCCGCAGCGGTGCAAGCGTGATGCTCTCGATCTTCTTCTTGTTGAACTCGAACGGAATGAAGAGTTGGATGGTCCGTCCGCCGGTCTTATCGAGCGTGATCATTTGTGAATCCAGATGGTGATGACGTTCTCACCCTTATCGACGCGTTGATCGACAAACTCAATGTCCTCGTGGCCGCCGGCACCATCGGTGTCAGCGACCACTACGCGTTTCTTCTGGTCGTGCCTCGTCAGTTCGGCGACCAGTTGCTCGACCGTCATGCGATGTCAATCGGCGAGATCGGCGAGCCGGTGCCGATGTCGACCGCGTTGCCCGGGATGCGCAGAATCCTGATCATGTCCTCGTTCAGGTCCTTGCCGCCGACGCGCCGCACCGAGGTGAAGAAGTCCCAGAAGTAGATTTCAAACGGGCGCTGGCCGTTCGGCGTCAACTGCATCGTGAGTTGGTAATGCACGATGGACTTGATCGAGTACTCATGGGCCATCAGGTTGCCCTTCGAGAACGCGGTCGGGTTGACGCGACCGAGCCGACCCTCGATCACCGCCGTTGCCGAAAGCGCGCGACTGGTCCTGCGATCCCTGATCAGGCCATAGGCCGTGAACCGCTGATAGTACGGATCGTTCTGGCCGATGTAGCTCATCAGCGACGGGTCCCAACCGGCAAGGTTGAACGTCGCCTCAAGCTTGTTCTGATGTGTCGGGATTTCGATTGCAATCGGTGCACCACCGGGCGCGTGGTCGACATAGTTCTCTTCCATCGCCGGCAGTTTCAACTCCTGCAACACCAGATGCGTCGAGATGCCGGGCGCACTCATGCCGCCCGGGACCGTGCTGCGCGTGTCACCGCAAATCAGGTTCGCGCTCTCCATCACGTAGATCGTTGCGTTAGCCATATGGTTGTTCCTTTTTCGAAAAGAGAAATGGTGAGCGGACGCTTGCAGTCGTCCCGACAGTTTGAGGCCCGTCAGTTCGGACCACCCACCAAGCTGGATTACGACGAGAGGTTCAGTTGCGTGGCGAGATCGCCAACCATGGCATCGATGGCCTCACGGTAGCGCGAGGACTCGATGGTGATGTGCTTCAGCACGGGCGGCTCTTCCGCTTGGAAGCCCACCGTCAGATGCCCGAGCCTGATCTGTTCGGGTGAGTTACCCTCGGTCCTGAAGTTGACCTGATAGCCGAGGATGTGCTGATCGGCATGCAGGTCGCGAAGGAAGAACTGCATGGTGTTGAGGATCGCCTGCACCGTGTGGCCGATGATGTTGTAGCGACCGAGGAAGAACCGCAGCGCACGCAGCATGCCGAGGTGGATGAAGTCCCGCCCGCGCATGACATTGTACATTTGCCAGATCGGGTCCTCGCCTGCGTTGTCGGTCGAGATCAGCACGAAGCCGCCCGAGGCAATCGCGAAGTCGTCGCCGACCTCACCACGGATCAGCACGCCGACATTTGCACCGAGCAACTCCTGCGCCTCGTTGGCCGAGTCGGTGAGGTTGAAACCGATCTCGCGGTTTGGCGAGATGATGCCCTGCACCGCTTGGTTCGCCGCGCTGTGGAACGGCGCGCCAGTCTCGTGGTCGCGTCGCACCATGATGCCGGCCATGCGCGGGGCCAAGGGCCGGATCACGATGTAGGACGTCACCGGGTCCATCACGCGGCAGCCGCCGGAGATCGGGATCAATCGATGGCTCTGCATGGTCTCACGCCAGTCGAGATCGTTCTGCATCGAAGAGCCTGCGCTCTCCACGATCATCATGCCAAGCAACTGGTTGCAGATTGATGTGGCTCCAGCGACAACCGGATTGGCTCCAGCGACAATCGTTGCGGTGTAGGTGGCGAGCGTACCGGTCGCGGCCCACGTCAGTTCGAACGTCGCACCCGTGCCCGAGCCCGAGGACGCGGCCACATCCTGCGGCGTATCCGCTGGCTCCTCGGTGCCAACGAGGAAGCCGGCGTTCGAGATCGTCGTCGTCAACACCGCGCCGCCGACATCCACCGTGGCCACCAACAGCACCACCTGATTGGGCAGGATCAGTTGCTCGCCGACGCCGTAACCGATGCCGCCGGTTGCGACAGTGGCAGCCGTCACGTGGAAGCCGGGTGGCGGCACCGCGATGGTCGGAGCCGTGTCGTACCACGCGCCGGGCAGTTCGAGCTCGATGGGACCAAGCTGGCCGTTGGAAAGACCGAACGCGTGGCCAGTCGCCTGCACGGCTTCCGGTCCACCGCCGGAAAATTCCACCGGATACAGATGGTCGGTGACGTAGCCTACGCCGGGCGCGGTGCGTTCAATGGCACCGACACCGTTGGCCATCTGCGAAGTGTAGCCGGGCGCGGTCAGGATGCGTGGCGTGAAGCCGAGTCTCTGCGCCGACTTCAGGAACGCCCACATCCCGGTGCCATTGAGACTGTCGCCAGCGATCTTGGAGATCGTCTGTTGCAACTTGATCGCCGGATCGGGATCGGTGCCTTCCGCCGTTCGCACGATGACGATGCGCGCGGCGAACTGCGTCTCGCCCAACTGATCGTTGATGCCGCGCACGGCGTCGGAGAGATAGCCGAGATCGCCAAGCTTGCGCGTCTTGCTCTGATCGTTCGAGTTGATGAACACCGGAGTGTCGAGCGGGAAGATCGATGCATCGGCGAGCGGCGCAGGTCCGACGATGCCGATGGTAGAAAGATCGGCGGCCAATACCGGACGCGCGCCTTCGTCAACTTTTCGGATGCTAATGCCGAATACTGGGTCAGCCATTCTGGTTTCTCCTGTTGGAAGTTGGTTTGAATCAGACCACGTGTGCAGGCGTTGCGATTTCGAGGGCTTTGATGGTCAGCGCGTGCATCCTCACCATCAGAACCATGGTTGGCTCGGCGCTCGCTGACTGCGCCGAGAAGATGCGGAGCTCGCGAACGTAGTCACCGATCACCTGATCTTGCACGATGGGTGTGATGACCACCGAGCCGACAGGATTGACCTCCATTGCCGTCGTCAGCATCTGCAACGGCGATGGCGGCACCACGGAGTGTGCCGGCGGAACGGGTGTCGTCTGTCGTCCTTCGAAGAATGCAACGTCGGCCATGTTCACTCCTGTTATTGCAATGCCTTGACGACGTAGGTCGAGATGCCCCACAGCCGCCGGATCGAGACGATGAACCAGTGCCCGGCGGTCTGCGTAAACAAGTCGCCAGTGTTGGGACCGACGTTATAGCCAGAGAACGTGATTACGCCCGGGGCTTGGTTGTAGATCATGATGTCGAGCGCACAGTCGGCGGTCGGCGCGGCAACAGTGTGCGCGCCCATGTTGCGATAAAGCTGGTAATTTCCCAAGAAGGCGTTCGGCGTAAAGACCTGTCCCACGCCATACGCGCCCGCGTCATAGGTCGTGAAGCGGTTGCCGCCAGTCATGGTCGCGCCACCGGCTATCGCGACCTTGGTATTGTCGACGTATTGCTTGGTCGCGACGTGAAGCGGGGCTGTCGGATCGGCGCGCACCTGCACCATGCCATTGGATCGGTCGATACGGATTGGATAATCAACCAAGACGCCCGTGTCGGTGTAGCGCGCCAGCATGAAGTTCGCGCCTTGATTGTTGGCACCCAACGGTGACTGATCGGCAAGCGTCAGCATCCATCGCGTGAAGCCATCCGCCGACATCGCCTCGATGCTGCGGTTCTCGTTGCTCCCGATGGATCGCAAGCGAAGGTACGGATTCGACGCGGTGATGGTCACACTGGCGTTCATCTGGCCGCCGGCACCGAGCACGGCGTCGACATAGGCCTTGGTCGTCGCCATCAATGGCTGCGTCGGCGGACCAAACAAATACAGCGGGCCGGTCATCGTCGCACCCGAGGACGACATCGAGCCCATCAGGTATTCGTTCATTCTCGCGCGCGTCCATGATGTGGTCGCAAACGACACGTCGTTCGAACCGACCACCGGATGCACGCCTCTCACCACGCCCGTGAATGGCGTCGAGCCGTCGATGCGAACGTAGTTGTAGAGATCGAGGCCCGCCGAGATCAGATCGTTCGCGGCGTCAACGATCTCCTGATGCTTGATCAGGATGTCTTGGTAGGCAAGCAAGACCTCGTCGCGCCACGGTCCGACCTCGTCGTGGTACAGCTTGGTTGAGTCCGCCATGCCCGGCGTCGATGACACCATCCAGTCGCCCCACGGGCCGGCGCTGCCGTGGATCGCCGTGATCATCACCTCCAGAATGCCCAGTTCCTGATCGTAGGACAGCAAGCGCGCTATTCCGTAATCGTCCGCCGTGTGCTCGATCAACAGATACGGCGATGGCGTGAAGGTGTCTTGCTGCGTGCCTTCCCTGATCTGGAAAGTCATGTAGCCCATCACCAGCGTGTATTGACCGTCGACCGGTGCGAGCAAGAAGCCGAGTTGCGTCACCTCCAGAATGGCCTTGGTCGCCGGCACCAGAATCTCGTTCATGCGCAACAGCGCCGCCGCGCGGATGTCCTCGACCACGCGCAGATAGACCTGTGCCGTATCTTCCAGTTCTTGGAAGCGGCCTTCAAGCGAAGGCAGCAATCGCTTCATGTACGGAAGCAACTGCGTGCCCGGCTTCAGTTCGAACTCTTCATCGAGCCGCTTCAGTGACATGGTGCTATGCCTTCTTCTTTGCCTTCTCGGGCGCGGCAGACGGCGCGATGTCCGGGCTCTGCGGGATGTCGCCGAGCACGACCGCGTCGATGATCGCGCCCGGATGGCTGGCCGTGACATCGGTGCAGGTCTCGCCCGTCATCTGATAGGCCTTGGCCGGCGACAGCACGCGACCGGCGAACACCGCCGGCTTGCCGAGCGTGATGGAATAGACCTTGGTCGGGTCGTAGCTGCCCGGAGGTGCATCGCGCTGCGCCGGCAGTTCGGGCGGCGTGTCGGCTGACGGTGACGACGGACCGCCGATCTCGATCACCCGATCATCGATCCATTCGCCCTTGCGCACCTCGCGCCGCGAGCCCTTGCCGCCGTTGGTCTGCGGCGTAAACGTCTCAGGCAACGCACCGCGCGGTGGTGCCAATAGCCGTTCGCGCGCCGCCTCGACCCGCTTCGGGTCCATCGGCATGTTGACGTTCTGTTGTGGGAATTTATCGGTAGCCATGAAGGGTCCTCCAGTTATGCGATGGCGATGTCGACGCGCTCACCGACAAGGTAAGTCGCGAGCACGTTGTCGGTCGTGCCCTCTGATCTGATCTTGTAGGACGTGATCGCAGCACCACCGAGGGCGGCGAGATTCCACGTGCACGAACGCACCAGCGTGGTCGGATCGTTCGGATCGATCTCGTCCTGTATCAGCGACGGCGTGCGCACGTTGACGTAGCCGGCACCGACCAACAGCCGTGGCGTGAAGGTGTGGTAGGGAGGGCCCCGCCAACTCTCCAGCCTGAAGTCGCAATAGACCGTGGTGACCGGACCGGGCGTCGTTCGCGCCGTCGAGATATGACGGAAGTCGGAGCGTGGTCGCGATGTCAGCATGCGCGAAAGCGCCGCCACACCAAGGCCCGGCATTTCGTCCGTGGTGCCAACCAGCAAGACGCGGAACGGCAACAGCGGCGGCAATGCGATCAGCGGGTTGGATGCGTAGTAGCCGAGCGGCACCCAGTTGCCAGTGATCTGTACCTCGAATGAGATCGTGGTGCCGGGCGGACGCGTACTATCGAAGTTGAGATCGATCGCGGCCATGCCGCCGTTCAATTCGAGCGACAGCAACTGCACTTCGCAGCGGTTGCTCCTGAACTTGGCGAAGTTCAACCGGAACGCCATGTCCTTGGTCAGATCGCCAACCGACCACGCGCCATCGGTCGATGAGAACAGCGAACCCTGCGCGAACTTGTTGTTGTGCACGAGGGAGATGAAGTGGTTGCCCGCCGTCTGCAACACGATGGCGTAGCGAATGCCCTTCGCCAGATAGGTCGGCAGGAAGTCGAACTTGGTGGCGTTCGGATCGATCCGCAGAAGGTCCGCCGGCTTGGTCGAGCGCGCGATGGTCTTTTCAAAGTTCGGCGAGCCGGTGGTGTTGCACTCGCAGATCAGGCAGTGCACGTCGCCAGTTGCCGCGATGCGCGAGAAGAACAGTTCGACCGCGATCAGCCAGCCGCCCTGTGAATTGAGGAAGGTCTGCGAGACCACCGATCCCGACAGGCCTTCAATGGTGACCACCTGCCGCCAGTAATACGAGTCGATGATTTCATCGACCCAGTACTGTGCCAGCCGCAGGATGGTGTGGTTCGGGTTGTCCTGCACGTCGAGAATCATGAAGGTCTCGTTTCCGCGCGTCAGGATGTTCTTGATCGGATCGAAGATCAGGTCGGTGTTCGGCGTCATGCCGCCGGCCTGTGCGCCCTGTGACTCGCCGGAGTTGATCGATGACACCCAGTCACGACCCGATGGTGCGAACCACCAGACGCCGTTGGCACAGACATAGAACGCCGTGCCCCAGCGCACCCGCGTGCGGGTCTTGGCGCACAATTCCCAACTGATGGTTTGATACTGGTACTGCGAGATCGACAGATCACTGTCCTTGCCGAGCACCTCAAGCCGCGTCACCGGGTCGTAGACCGGCAGCACGAAGTTGGCCTGATTGATGACCGCCGGGTCCATCGGATTGAGCAAGCCCATCTGCGCGTCGCGCTGCGCAGCATCGGGGAATCGAATGCCCTCCTCGATCTTGGCAAGATAGTCGACGTGCGTGACGTCGGACTCATCCGTCGTCAGGAAGTGATCAGCGCCCCATGACGAATAGGTGTCGGGCAGGTTCAGGACTTCCTTCACGCGCGCGACGTCAGCGGCGACCTTCATCACGAACCGCATCGAGGCGGTGCCGTTGATGCGCAGCGCCAGCGATGCCATGTCGGTCGCCAGCGTATCGAGCCGTGACGTGGCACCCGCACGCCACGCATCCATCTCGTTCATTCGGTCATCGAGATTGGTGAGGTTCGGCGCGCGGTTCTCGTCCACCATCTGGATCGAGACGATGCCGGTCGAGTCGAGCAATATCCACGCAACGGCCAGCGTGTTCGATGCCACCGATGGATGTTGCGGATCAGGTCCTTCGGCACCGACCACGGTGGAGACGTTGGCCCAGCGGCGGTTCTCGGTCGACACCACGCGCGCGACCGTGGCACGTGTTACCGGATCGGTAAGGAAGGTTCTCGGTTCGGTGTCGGTCTCGACTTCCTGTCCCCACACCACGACGCCGACATATCGCCGCGTCACCACCGGCAGTACGCCCAACAGATCGAGCGACGAGCCACCCTCGCTGTCGTTGTAGAACACAAGGCCGGCGTGATAGAGGCGACCATTGCCAACGGTAACAACCGCTGGCGCAGTCTGCACCGCAGTGAAACCTGTGTAGGCCATCGTCGGGATCAAGGTATCGCCAACGATGTGATCGAATGAAGATCGCGGGAATAGACCGAAGTTGTTGAAGTCCTCGACCGTGACCTTCTGCCAGTCTTGAATGTTAACCTTGCGTTCCATGCTGCCTCTCCTAGAGCAAGTTCACGACTTGCTGGTCAATAGTGGTTTCGTTGTAAGCGCGTTCACGTAGTTCGATCAGGCGCGTTGGATCATATGCAACGCGCACCCGATCTCTCAGCGCTTGTGATGTAACGACCGCCCGGTTGCTGCGGTCGAAGTCCCGTAGGTCAGGCTCGCTCGCAAAGTAGTTGTCGTCAGTGACGAAGCCTTCATCGCCGAACCAACTCCACACGTCGTCGTCGGTGTTCATGTCGATCATCAGGTCGGCGGTGTAGGCCGGCCACGAGACGTAATCGACGCCGACGTAGGAGATGCCGCCTGTGATGGTGCCGACGATGTCGGGGTCGTACAGGAAGATGCGATCCGCCAGCATGCGCGCCGCGTCGTAGCCGGCGTCGGCGTAGTAGACGATGGGCACGGGCGGCACCGGATAAGGAATCGTGTTCGGTGGCGTCGGCGGAAGAATGATCGGATGCGTCGGGCGCGGGATGGTGTCGGGTAGTTCGTGGTCCGGATGGAATTCATCGCCCGGCAACAGGCTGCGTGAGTCGCTCCAGTCGCCGACGAAGAAGAACGAATTGCCCCAGCCGATGTCGCTCTCCCTTTCATAGCGAACGTCAATCGGCTCAAGCCCCGGCAGCACCGTGTCGAGATGCAGTTGGCTTTGCTCGTGGTTGTATGAGCCGTCGACGCGGATCGTCACCAGTTGCGGCTTGATGGTTTCGGCGCAGACGAACTGTTCGTCGTTGACGAAGTCCTCGGTCATGTAGGCCGGGCCGGCAAGTCCCGGGATCGCCACCTGTTCGAAGTCGACCGAGGCCACGCCGTTGATGGTCTTGGTGAACGAATAAATCTGGATCGGTTTGTCGACGCCGCGAATGCGCAGGTAGGCCTTGCGACCGTACAGCGCCTCACCGTCATCGAGCCCGACGAAGTCATTGACGCCGCCGTCGCGCACATACATCACGTCGACGCCGTCCCAGCCGACGCCCTCCTCGAACGTGATCCGCACCTCCGGCAGCAAGTGAATCCAGAAGTCGTAGGCCTCCTTCGACATCGACGGCGAAGCGAAGAAACACTGCGGCGGTCGCATCGCCTGCACGATGTAGTAGCCGCCCGTGAAATCGCGCCCGGTGTAATTGAGCGCCATCTCGATGCCGGCCTGCGTGCCGCGCAGCGACTTGTACTCGAACTGATGCGCGACCCACTCACGCTGCGTCGACTCGCTCCAGCCATCCTCCCACAGCATCACGCCCATCGCGTAGCCGAGATAGGGCAGGTTGTTGACGCTGATCTTGTACGGGTCCCACTGGTCGATGATGATCTCGGCGTAGGTGCCGATCAGCCGCTCGCCATCGACGTCGGCCATCGACTTTTCGAGGCCTGACGCCGAGCGATAGAGAAGCTTCGCACCGGGGTATGGAATGATCCCTTCGGTGACGATGTCGCTCATAGGGCACGCCCGGCGTTTCGAACGGTGACGTTGGTGACCTTGATCAGCCAGTCGAGCGGCACCATCACGTCATCCTCCGGGGCTTCGATGTCGACGTGGTGCACGCCGGTCATCCGGCACGCGGCATGAATCGCGGTGTGGCTGTGATCGTGGCCGAGCCAGTATTGGTCATTCACCAGCGTCGCGATGTTGCCGACGATCTGGCTCATGGTGGTGTCGGCATTGGTGCCGGGATAGAACCAGACGGCGATCTTGTATTCGATCTCCCTGATCTTCGGCGGGTTGACCGAGATGACGTCGGTCAGTCCCTGCCGCGACAGCGACTGGATGTAGGCGCGGACGCGCACCAGTTCTTCGTCGGTCGGCTTCGGGTCTGCCGGCGGTTCTTTCAGGCAGGTGATCAGGATCGTCGGATAGTAATCGAACTGCACAGAGCGGATCGCGGTGACGTCACGCAGCGAAGGCAGCGCGGTCAGCGCCCAGAATTCGTAGGCCTCGGCGGTGCCGTGCGGCGACAGCACGTTCGGCGAAAGCCAGATGCGCCGACGATAGCGGTCGTCGCTTTCGTTCGGCAGCCGTGGCACGCCGCCGGGATAGCGTGACGCGATGGCATCGAGGTCGGTGCCAATCGCATAGGCCAGCGTGACCGAGCGCGCCGCCTGATTGACGCGGTCGCGCAACAGCAATTCGAAATACGCGCAGACCTCTTGGTTGATCTTGATCGGATCGAACTCAAGGTTCTCGACATCGTACTGCGCCGCAGCCGGCGGGTCGTAGTGCGCCCACAGTTGCTTGAGCCGCGCCATCCTCTGCGCAAGGATGGTCTCGACGTCCAGCTTCTCCAGCACGATCATCGGCTGGAGGTTCGCCGGCAGGATGACCGAGATGCGGTCGGTCAACCTGTCAGCCAGAGCCTGCCCGCCGGCCTGAATGTAGACGTCGCTCATAGCTTGCTCCCCGGCGGAATGTTCGGCGTGGTGCCGAGGCCGTATTCAGGCGCGCCGG